GGCCAGTCTGTAACGCTATCTATTCAGGTTCAATACGATGGCGGTGGTTTTTCAACCGTCATAACGGACACGATCAGCGGAAGAACGACGGATCCATATCAGCGCGATTACCTGATCAATCTGACCGCAGGATTTACGACTGCAGACATTCGTGTCAACCGTATTTCTGTGCCAGATGCCACTGTTGTAGCAAATGATCCGAATGTCCTTGACTCGATCAGCCGCTTCAACTGGACAAGCTACACAGAGATCATCTACGCCAAACTGCGCTACCCCAACAGTGCGCTGATTGGGCTTCGCATTGATGCTGAACAGTTCAGTGCAATCCCCAGTCGCAGCTATTTGATTCGCGGCATCAAAGTACAAATCCCAAGCAATGCCACGGTCGATAGCACTACCGGCAGGTTGATTTACAGCGGCATCTGGAACGGCACGTTTGGAGCTGCTCAGTGGTGCAGTGATCCTGCTTGGATTTTGTGGGACCTGCTAACTAGCACCCGTTACGGCTTTGGCGATCACATCCAAGCCGCACAGCTCGACAAGTTTGCCTTTTACAGCGCCAGTCAGTATTGCTCTGAGTTGGTGCCTGATGGCTTCGGTGGTACGGAGCCGCGATTCTCCTGCAACGTCAACATTCAGACAGCAGAGGATGCCTACAAACTGATTAACGACATGTGTTCAGTAATGCGGGTGATGCCGTATTGGAGCACTGGTGCGCTAACGATCAGCCAAGACAAACCAGCGGATACGGCGTATCTGTTCACGCTGGCAAACGTCACAGAGGAAGGTTTCAGCTATCAAGGTGCAAGCCGCAAAACGCGCCCTACTGTTTGCGTTGTCAGCTATCTGGATCTTGAAACCAGAGACACTGCATACGAAGTCGTTGAAGATGCTGAGGGTATCCAAAAGTATGGCGTCCTCAAGACTGAAATCAGCGCCTTTGCTTGCACCAGTCGCGGGCAGGCATACCGCATCGGTGAGTGGCTGATCTATTCCGAACGCTACGAAAGCGAAATCATCAGCTTTACCGCTTCGATTGATGCTGGCGTGGTTGTGCGCCCTGGCCAGATTATTGAAGTTGCTGATCCAGTACGCGCTGGCGCTCGACGCGGTGGTCGCATAGCAAGCGCCACAACCACTGCAATCACGGTGGATGATGCCACTGGATTGACTACTGCTGGCGCTGACCTGTCCGTGATCATGCCTGATGGCACGGTTGAGACTCGCGGCATCACGTCTATCGCGGGCAATGTGATCACGGTCTCTACTGCCTTCAGCGTTGCACCGAATGCAAACAGCGTTTGGATTTATCAAACAAGCAACATCCAAACATCAACGTGGCGCGTGCTAACGGTCACGGAACAAGACGGCTCGCAATATGCAATTAGCGCCATTGCCTACAACGCCAGCAAATATGACTACATCGAGCGCGGCACTGCGTTAGAGCAGCGTGACGTCACCGATCTGAACATTATTCCTGATGCACCGACCAACCTTGTAAGTCAAGAGGTGCTGTTTGATGCCGGCGGGATTGCCAAAGCAAAGCTACTCATTAGTTGGCAGCCAGTCTTAGGTGTTTCAACGTATCGAGTCGAGTGGCGTAAAGACAGCGACAACTGGAACATTCAAACAGTTAGCCGTCTCGATTATGAAATTATCGACACGACTGAAGGACAGTACGAAGTCAAGATTTACAGCGTGGCCTCTAATCTGCGTTCATCGACGCAACCTGCACAGCTCACCCAGCAAGCCTTTGGCAAAACTGCGCTACCAGCTACGCCATCTGGGCTGAGCATCATCCCAAACAGCGAAACAACAGCGATCTTGAGCTGGGATCGTTCAGCCGAGCTTGATGTGCTGATCGGCGGCAAAGTGATCATCCGGCATAGCACGTTGCTGACTGGCGCAGTGTGGCAGGACAGTCAAGACATCGTGAGCGCTGCTGCTGGCAGCCAGACACAGAAGCAGGTGCCGCTGCTGGAGGGCACCTACCTAGTCAAGTTTGAGGACGATGGTGGCCGGCGCTCTGCTGCTGCTGCGACTGCTGCGGTTGATCTGCCAACACCACAACCGCGTCTGCCGGTGCAAAGCTACCGCGAGGATCAGGAGAGCCCACCATTCAGCGGCAATGTCACAAACATGATCTACAGCTCGGAACAGGACGGGCTGATCTTGAGCTTGGGTGTTTTCGTTGACGATCTTGCCACTGATGGAGACTGGGATGCACTCGGCACTATTGATGGACTGAGCAGCAACCTTGGCAGCGGTGAATACGAGTTCGGCAGCACTTACGACTTTGGGGCTGTATATGACGTAAATATGCGGCGATATTTTGTAACTCGCCCATTCCTGCCAGGTGATCTCTGGGACGATCAAACCGACCTGATCGACACATGGCCAGACATTGATGGCGATGAGCTTGATCAGGTCAATGCTGTTCTTTATGTACGCTCGACTCCTGATGATCCCGGCGGATCGCCAACCTGGAGTGACTGGCACGAGTTTGTGAACGCCATCAACCGTGGCCGAGCGTTTCAGTTCAAGACCATCGCCACTAGCACGTCAGAGCGCCAAAACATCATCATTGACGAGCTGGGCGCCGAGCTGGAGCTGCAGCAGCGCACGGAATCGATTGGTTCGTTGACCAGTGGTGCCGGATCGTATGCCGTGACGTTTGATGAGGCGTTCTATCAAGCGCCTGCTGTTGGAATCACGGCTTACAATATGGCAACAGGCGACTATTACACGGTTGCCAGCCAGACCCGTACTGGCTTCACCATCACCTTCTACGACAGCACTGCCAGCGTGATCAGTCGAGACTTCACCTACATCGCCACTGGTTACGGCAGGGAGATCGTCTAATGGCACAGCACGACTACGTTATTGCCAACCAGTCAGGCGCTGCCTTCCGCGCTGACCTGAACAACGCACTGGCAGCGATCGTCAGTCAGAACAGCGGTGCAGCCGAGCCGAGCACAACCTACGCCTACATGCCATGGGCGGATACGACAAACGGACTGTTCAAGATCCGCAATGCGGCCAACAGCGGCTGGATCACGCTGTATCAGCTTGATGGTGAATGGAGCACGATCGCGCTGGAAAATGGCACCGCTGCTGCGCCGTCGCTGTATTTCAAAGACAGCGGCACTGATACAGGGGTCTACAGCCCTGGTGCTGATCAGGTTGCCATTGCTACTGGCGGTGTCCAGCGCGTGAATTTCAGTGGATCCACTGAGGTGGTGTTCAATGATGGCGGCGCTGACGTTGATTTTAGGATTGAGGGTGACACTGACGCCAATCTCTTCAAGGTCGATGCCGGCACTGATCAGGTAAGCATCTCAAGTATTGCTTACCCCAAAACCGATGGTACTGCTGATCAATCGCTTGTAACTGATGGGTCTGGCGGCCTTGGTTTTGCAACTCGTGCGCGACTCCAGTCTGGCAGCGCTGTTGCTTCTACCAGTGGCACCGCGATTGATTTTACCAGCATCCCATCATGGGTGAAGCGGATCACGGTGATGTTTAACGCAGTGAGCACGAATGGAAGTAGCGACATGCAGATTCAGCTGGGAGACTCTGGAGGCGTTGAGATTACAAGCTATGCAAGTGTTTCGTCCGCTACTGGTGGTGGCACTCAAATCGTTCCAACGGCCGTAGTCACAACTGGCATGGTGATTAAAAACGAAACTGGAGCAGGTGCAACCTTCCAAGGTTTTATTGCTTTTGTAAATGTCAGCGCAAACATCTGGACGCAATCGCACAGTTTGGCTGATACAGGTACTGCTCGCATTATTGTTGGATCAGGCACCAAAACCCTCTCCGGGACGCTAGATCGCGTTCGCATTACAACCGTCAACGGCACCGACACCTTTGATGCCGGTTCGATCAACATTCTCTACGAGGGCTGAATCATGCACCGCATCGTTGTTGACGTACAAACCGGCGAGCAGCAAATCATCGAACTGACCGCCGAAGAGATCGCTGAGCTGGAGTCACGCCCCCAACCCGAACCCGCTCCAGTGCTCACCACTGAGCAGAAGCTGGAAGCTGTTGGGTTGACCGTGGCGGAACTGCGCGAGCTATTTGGGCTTGACTGATGGCAGTTTGCAGCAAAACCGGCATCGGCAGACTCGAACACTAATCACTTTTGCCCTAGGAGTCCATCATGGCCAACATCAAGATCACCGACCTCACGGCTTACACAGATGCAGCAAGCACTGATGTTCTGCCAATCGTTGATGTAGGCGCTGATGTTACGAAGAAGATTGCGATTAGCGATATTGTTAAAGCTGTGCCACAGGGTACTGCGGCGCTGCCAGGATTGGCGTTTGATGGCGACCCAAATACTGGTCTGTTCTCTGCGGGTGCTGATCAGGTCGGGCTGGCAACAAATGGCACTGGGCGGTTGTTTGTTGACTCAAGCGGTCGGGTAGGTCTGGGGACCAGTATCCCTGATTCAACTTTGACAGTCGGGACGCTTCCGGGAGGAGCCCCAACTGTCAGGGGAGACATCATCATAAATCATGTTGGAGGCGGAGCTT